AAACTCTTGACTTTGAGAGCAAATATGATTAGATTGGCTGATATTCTATGTGAAGCTTGTTGGGATGGATACAAGCAAGTTGGAATGAAGGAACTAAATGGTAAGATGGTTCCTAACTGTGTTCCAGTAGAAGAACTATATCATCGTCCCGAAAGTGAAGTCACATCGGATAGCGACTTCAAACCAGACCAAGATAATGAACGTGACCAATTTGGTTCGGAAGGAATGGATGAAATACACGAAGGTGAATTCTGTAATGAATGTTTAATAGAAGTTCTTGAAGGATTACACGAAGATCAACTTGGTGAAGCAGAATATCGTGGTCGTAAGGTTCCTCTTGGAAAGATTATGAGAGGAGATACCAAGAAGTTTAAGGTATATGTTCGTGACCCAAAGAGTGGCAATATTAAGAAGGTTAGTTTTGGTCACGGTGGTTCATCCGCTCGTAAGCGTGGTGAAAAGACGATGAAAATTAAAAAAAATATTCCTTCTCGTCGTAAAGCATTCCGTGCAAGACACAACTGTGATAATCCAGGTCCAAGAACAAAAGCTCGTTATTGGGCATGTAGGACTTGGTAATATGAAAAAGAAGATTTCACGAGAAACTTCCGATACAATATTAACCAAAATGGGTTACAACTTCAGCCCAACAGAATTCTTTTTGGGAATGAATACAGAGTTAGAACATCAAGATGTGACCCACGGTAATGTGGTCAAGACTGCAAAAATCGCAGCTGCACATTTAAGAGAAAACCCAAAGTATTATTCGTTATTAATGAAGCATGTAGAAAAAAAGAAAGCAGAACAACTCGTAGGACCTGGTGGGGCAATAAATGCAGCACCTAAACCACAAGATGTTAAGAAAATGCGAACAGCATTGGATAGGGAGAAAAAGAATGATTAAGCTCACAGATTTAATCACAGAAGCAGGTAAGCAAAACCGCATCAATTCAATGCGTTTAGTCGCATTACTTGAAAAGTTGGTTCCAACTTTGAAAGAAGCACAAGAAGATAAAGTAATGAAGATGGCAGCAGAATTGTTGGCAGGTATTACCAAGGTGAATGAAATGCCATATAATTACAACACGATGTCTGAATGGCATATGACCGAATTAGCAACCGTGGTCATGCCAGCTCGTGATTTACGTGAAACATTAAATAGTCTATTGCAAAAACCAACGAAGGGTTTAGATACAACAGTTCTCGAAATGGTTATCAAGTCAATAGACGAATTGTATATCTACTAAAAGTTGAGGGGTTATGGCTGATAACAGCATATTTGGCAGACTAAAGAAACTTTTTTCTACTAACACAGTAGTTCGTAATGTTGGTGGAAAAAGACTTAAAGTAGCCGACACAGACAATATTCAATCGTTTATCAACAGACGCGGTATTGATAGATACCACCGCGTCTATTCGTCTATGACGGGTGGATATGGTTCTTCACACGGACGATATGAAGCTGCGGCCGCATTCCAAGGCTCACGACTTCAATTGTTCCGTGATTATGACATGATGGATAATGACCCAATTATCTCGTCAGTAATGGATATCTACTCAGATGAATCAACCGTTAAAGACGAATTCGGTAATATTCTAACTATCCATTCAAAAAATACGCAAATCCAAGAAATTCTTCATAACTTGTTCTATGATGTATTGAATATTGAATTCAATCTCTGGCCATGGGTCAGAAACATGGTAAAGTATGGAGATTTCTTTTTATATCTTGACATCGACCCAGAATATGGTATCGTGAACGTATTACCACTTTCTGTTTATGAAACCATTCGTATCGAAGGTCAAGACCCAGGTAATCCGTTCTCAGTCAAGTTTAAGATTGAAAATGACTTTCTTGCTTTGGGTAAGACAGAATTTGATAATTACGAAATAGCACATTTCCGTATGTTAGCAGACACCAACTTCCTTCCATATGGTAAGAGTATGGTTGAAGGTGGTCGCCGTGTGTGGAAGCAACTTCAATTGATGGAAGATGCGATGTTAATTCATCGTATTATGAGAGCACCAGATAAGCGTAAGATTTTGGTCGATATTGGAAATATTCCACCAGCAGAAATCGATACGTTTATGAACCGTATCATCGACCGTATGAAGAAAACACCATTAGTTGACCCACAAACGGGTGATTACAATCTTCGATACAATATGCAAAATATTACCGAAGATTTCTACATGCCAGTTCGTGGTAAAGACTCTGGAACAGATATCCAAAATCTTCCAGGTCTACAATTCAACGCAATTGAAGATATCGAATACCTCCGTAATAAATTAATGGCAGCATTCAAAGTACCGAAGTCATTTATTGGATACGAAGAAGATATTAATGGTAAGGCAACCTTGGCGGCGCAAGACGTTCGTTTCGCACGTACTATTGAACGTGTACAACGAGTAATGGTGTCGGAATTGACTAAGATTGCAATCATTCATTTGTATGTCCAAGGATTTACTGATGAAGATTTAATTGACTTTGAATTATCACTTACCAATCCATCAGTTGTTTACGAACAAGAAAAATTAAACTTGTGGAAGGAAAAGGTTGGTGTGGCAACACAAATTATGGATAGTAAGATGTTGTCGCATGAATGGATTTACCATAATATTCTTGAATTGTCTGATGATGAAATTGCAGAAGAACAAAAGAAAATTCAAGAAGATGTAAAGAGAATGGCAGGATTAGAAGCAGCCGCACAACCACAACAACCAGGAGCATCGGGTGGTCCTGACGCTGGTGGAGCAGCACCAACAGAAGAACCAGCGGACGATACGCCAACACCACCAACAGAGGAAGAAGAGCAACAAATTGATGACGTAGATACAATTTTAGCTTCGTTAGAACCTTCTGAAGAAGAAAGTGAATTAGAGGAAGTTCCAGAAGAAGAATTGGAAGAAGCTAAGATGGGTCGTCCAAAAGTGGGTATGAAGTTTGGTCAAGATAGTCACCCACGTGGTCGTGACCCACTTGGTCATAAAGAAAATATGGGTTCATTAACGGTTAGAAAGCAGAGAAACGATAAACGTAAGTCACCACTCGCATTAACCAAAGAAATCCAAGCATTAATCAGTCAAGTTAAGAAACCATCAAAGAAAGTTTTGATGGAAGATGCAGAACCGACTGGTTCGTTGTTAGATGAAAGTAACATTTTAGATCTAGAAAATTAAAGTCTTATTAATATTCGTTATATTTAATATATGACGGTATACTGTCACCAAAAAATGGGATGTTTATGAAAGCAAACGTCAAGCATAACAAAATACGGAATACGGGCATACTATTTGAACTATTAGTCCGTAAAATTACCTCAGATGCATTGGAAAATCGTAGTGGAGAAACTGCGGTCAAGCTAATGAAAGAATACTTTAATTCCAAAACCGAACTTGGTAAAGAATTGATACTCTATCGTTCATTTTTCAATGCAAACCAACTCAGTGAAACAAAGGCATTTGAACTTCTTAATGTATTAATCGCACAACGTAAAAAGTTAAACGAAACAGCATTAAATACACAAAAATATAAGTTAATTCGTGAAATCAAAAATAACTACGATTTAAAAGAATTTTTAAATGCCCGTATTCCGTCCTACAAAGTTTATGCTTCTGTATATAAAGTGTTTGATGGTGCAGTGAATGAAATCCAAGACTTCAACGAAATTGAAGGAATGGTTGAAGCTAAGTTCACCATCGTAGAACATCTAAGCGGAAAAATCATCAGTAAGGAAATCAAGAATGATACCGCATTGTTTGAAGCAATGAAGGGTCAAGAAGAAGATTTACGTTTATTAACCTACAAGATTTTGATGGAAAAGTTTAATCAAAAGTATGTAGAACTCGATGATCGTCAAAAGAATCTTCTTCGTGAATATATCTACAACGTATCCAATTCCACAGCACTTCGTAATTATGCGGTCACCGCAGCAGTGGAATTGGTTGCCGAAATTAAGTCAAAGTTGCAAAAAGTAGATAATAAAATTACCAAGATTAAACTATCCGAAGTAATCACCCAATTAGAAAAGATTAAAACAGCACAAGTCATCAAGGAAAATCATATGACTGCGCTGTTAATTGCCTTGGAAATTACCAAGACATTAGACACCTTAAAGAGTTAATCTATGGATAACGTACAAAAACTTCGTGAGCTTATCCGTGAGCTTATCAAGAAAGAACTTGATGAAGCAACCACAACGGCAAGTGTTCCTGGGTACTTAACTCCATATTCTTTCCGTGGTAATAAGGAAAAGAGTATTGCTCGTTCTAAGCATATCGCAACAGCAACCACAGGATTTAAGTTAACTCCTAAAGGTGAAGAAGAAGCAAATAGACCAGCAGACAAGATGGAAATAGTCAAGAAAGAATTAAGTGAAAACAAGTACTACGAATATAAGAACGACACCACAAAGACACCACACAGAAAGATTGCGGAAGCTATCTCGCAATTAAACAGAAATTTACAAGAAATTGAACGTGTTATCAAAATGAACGCACGTTTAAAGAATGAATCAGGTATCGCAAGTGAACAACTATGGAAGCGTACGCAACAAGGATTATTGAAGTTAGAAGCAAAACTCCTTGGTGTTGCAACACGCATCCGTGAAATCCGTGGACAATAATATGCAAGCACTATTAGTCGAATATAACGTCATTTCATATGACAGAGCATTATTAAGTGAAGCAGCAGACGTTTCAAAACCACTTGTTTTGAAAGACGTATTATTACAACGTGCTGACTTCAAAAACCAAAATGGTCGTGTATATCCAAAAGAAATCTTGGCTCGTGAAGCAATTGCATACAAGAACAATTTCGTCACACAACGTCGAGCACTGGGTGAATTAGATCACCCAGAAAGTCCAGTAGTTAATTTAAAAAACGTATGTTGCAACGTCACCGAACTTTGGTTTGAGGGTGAAGATGTAAAGGGCAACATAGAAATCTTATCAACACCATCTGGCAATATTGTTCGTGAATTAATTAAGAATAATATTCGTTTAGGGGTTTCTTCACGTGGTATGGGTTCGGTCAAGCAAATTGGTGAAAACGCTGTAGAAGTACAGGATGATTTTAACCTTATTTGTTTTGATATCGTCAGTAATCCAAGTACCCACGGTGCATTTATTAACGAAAACACGGGTGGTCAAATCATCACCCCCTATAGTCGTATTGATACATTAATTTACGACTTCTTAGGTGAACTAAAGTAAAAGGAGTTTTTATGACAACGTTTTTAGTATTAGTATTAGGTTTGGCAGTTGCAATCTATTTCATCAATCGTAAGATGATGCAAGCACCAGCACCATTATTAAAGGCAACCAAGAAGGTTGAAGAAACTGTCGTAAAGGCGGTTGATGTGAATGGTGATGGTAAGGTTGATTTGGCAGACGCAGTTGCAGCAGTCAAGGCAGTTAAGACAACTGGTAAGAAGGTTGCAAAGAAAATCAACGGTAAGAAAAAGACCAAGTAATATGGCGCATATGCGACTCAAAGCTTTACTAAATGAAAATATTACAGATGAATTTGTAAAGTTTGTCGCTAAAGAGCTACAACTTAAATCACTACCTGCGAGTATTAAATTTGTTGGTAGTGATTATTCTAAAGAAAATTTGACATTTGGAACTTACAGACCCGATACGGATGAAATCG